TTTGAAAATCATTCATACCTTTTAATTGTACGTATGGAATTAAAGTATTTGAATCAATCATTTCGCCGCTTTCAACGTGAAATAAAACCGTTTTAAGATAGTTTAATCCGTCTTGTGAATTAATTAGTTGTGTGAATCCTAATCCGTGTTTTTGTAGTAATGGATTTACTTCGCTAAATATTTTTGGAAGATCCGAATATGAGTAACCATATCCTTGTGTTTCTTTGTGAATTACTTTCACTTCTTGCTGGAACGCCGCCAGACTTTTTAATAAATGTTTCATATAACTTTGTTTAATTTTCTACAAATATAATCTAAATTTTTAATATAATAATAGTTTTAAAAAAAAACTACAAAAATTTCTTTAATCCTTGCACCGCATTCTCAATTGAGTTTGCGCGTTCCTGAAGGCTTGTTATCTGTTCAAGTATAGTTTGCTTACAATCGCTTGTGAAATACCCGTGTGACGTCGCTATTAACGGTATTAAGCCATTTGAACGTATGTAATTAACCATTTTGCGTAAACGCGGACCAGTCATTTTAATTTTGTATCCGTGTAATTGTAGATATTGGTTCATCCGTGTTACTATTAATTCGCTTTTTATCGGGTTGTTTTTCTTGTACTGTCTAAATCCGTGAATTACTATATTTAATATTTCCATTTCTTCAGCTGTTAATTCGCTGGTGTGTTCTTCAAACCCCGTAATCATTTGTAAATGTTTTTAATGTTATTCTTTTGAGCATATCTAATTACAAAGTCTTGCGCATCTTCCAATCTTTGACTTGAATAAAGGTACTTCCTATTCCTACGAACGTAAAAATAATTATAAACGTAACCATACTTGTTTTTTACCTTAGTTGGGTAAATCCATTTTAATTTAATTTCCATACTTATTTGTTTTATGTTTGTCAAAAGTAATATAAATTATTAATATAGTTCTAATTCCTTACATTTTTTTTTATAAGTTGCTATAATTTCTTTTAGTTCTTCAATTGTAAACTTTCGTGTTTTTGTAGCTTCAGCACTTAAATTCTCAAACTCTTCTATTCCTATTTTCTTTAATAGGTTTTCACGGTAGTAAATTAAGTTACCCGAAAGATACGTATTGCAGTGTTCGCATTGAAGGTGTACGTTGCGTTCATCAAAACGTACCGACCAATGATTATTTGCATTGTAGAAGTGTCCCGCATTCTCTTTTAATGGTTTCTTTTGACACGAAATACAAACGTTCCCAGCATCACGTAAACGAATATATTTATTAAATACTTGCTGCGCTAATTTTATATAGTCCTGGACAGTCATTAAGTCTAATTTTAACTTCGCTTTTTTCTTTTGCCAGTTCTTTTGTTTTACATCTTGTATCCATTCAGTTACGCAATTAGGGTCGAAGCAATTTTTTTGCAAAAACACGGAGGGTTCAAAGGGTTGTTTACAATACTTACATTTTCTTGGCTTCATATTTCACCGCTTATTAACATTTCTAAATGCTTATTCAAACTCTTATTTTCTTGTTTTAACATTATGTTTTCAAGTTCTAATTCGTGGTTTCGTCTATTCGTAGCCATTAACATTTTATCTACGTGGTTTAAATATTGCACCGCTTCACCTACTTCGGTTAGGCTTTTTTCCATTGAATTAATTAGGTCGGTACGGTGTTCGTGTTTTTCTTTGATATTATCTAAGCTAAATTTTATCTTCCAGTAAACTACGTTTAAACCAGCTTTACGTTTTATAAATTCTAAACTCATATTTTTTGTATTTCGTTTTTTACTTCGTTCCAATATTGTTCAAAAGGATTAGGAAACAAAACCCTATCCAATGCTTCGTTAATTTCATCAACCGCACTTAATGCGCATTGTAAAACTAATTCATCAGTGCTTTTTAAATCTAATAATTTAGAATATTTATACTTTAATTCAAATGCTTTTTTTTTAGGTGTCATATTTCTTAATTTAAAATGGCATAGTCATTTCGCCATTTGCGTTTTCAATTGGTTTTAATTCTTCAAATGCGCCTTGCTTCATTCGTTCGCTAAACGAAAGTAATTCTTTTCCGTTTACAATATCAGGATTACGTACCGGGAAACTGTTTGAAACTGGCTTTAATTCGTGTTTACTTCGATTAGCGTATATTTTATTTCCTACCATGTCTTTTATATAGTATTGATATTTTTCAACGTCTAAATACATTTTGTAAGTACCGTTTTTTGAAACGCCCTTAGGCTTACTTTTAGCCACTTTTAAGTGTACTTCGTTTTCTTCGTATAGATTACCTTCGCTATCTATTACTCCAGCTGGTGGCCGCCAAGGAATTAAAACAGTTAAACCTTTTCTAAACCACACTTGACCGCCAGCGAAGTCACGCGCCGTTGGCATAGGGTAAAATGTATGTCCGTTTTGTGTTACTGGTGCTTGGTCGCGTACGTGGTTTATAATACAATTATGTCTTTTCGTCTTTCGGGCGTTTTTACGTGCCATTCCTAAAATTCTACTTAAATATTTGTCCTCGCGTCCTAAGTCCGAATGTATGTATTCTTCAGTAAGTTCATTCCAGGGGTCTATTGTAGTTGTGTTAATTGTTATTTCTTGCGTACGTTCAATTTCATCTACTAATTTATAAAAGTTTTCAAGCGTTAAATCTTCATCGATAGGGTCAATTACTATAAAATGATCGTTAACAAACATTTCTGCAGCCACTTGTTCGCCTTGTGTCATGTTATTTTCGCCTATTGTGTACGGTTTTCCAATATATTTATAGCATAATTCCGCGTAAATTTCCGCAGCGTTACCCGTTTCAGGGGAAAATATTACGTGTTTCCAACCGTGTAAGCAACTTAAATTAATTAGAAACTCGAACCATATTTCCGTTTTACCACTTGCTGGTGCTGCTCCTATATAAGTTGTACACCCTTCTTTAACCGTGTACGGTATTTGGTCGAAAGTCCAGCCTATTGAATTACCGCGTACGTTCTTTTCGTGCCTTATATTGTGTAATTCCGTTTGTAGGTCGCTTAGTCTTTTATACATTTTATTCGTGTATTATGTTAGGTGTATAAGTTTTGAATTCGTCTTTACGAATGTAAGGCAAAGTATTATTTAATTTCGTTTTCCAATTCATAATTTTTTTATCGTTGCCGTCTTTCCATTCGTTCACTTTCCAACTTTCGTATTTTAGTCTAACATCCTCTTTGTTTACGGTTGGAACTTGTGAAATTGCATATTCTAAAAATTCAGAAAATTCAGGTATATATATTTCTTTCTTTTCTTTCTTTATATTCTTGTTAGTGGTTACTTGTTGGTTGCTCGTTGGTTGCTCGTTTGTTATTTCGTTGGTTACTACTTGATATTTTTCATAGCTAACTATTTGTAATATAGTGCCTTGCGAACTTGTTTTGCTGGTTATTTCGTTGGTTGAAATTAGCTTATTTAACGCTGTTCTAATTTGTTGTGAACTTAAACCCGTTTCACGTGCAAGTAAGTCGCGGCTGGTAACAATAGAACCAACTTTTAATTCAATACCCTTAAATCTTTTTTCTTTGTGATTAGCTTTTAAAAGCAAATGAAGAAATAACCTAAAACAATTATTATCTGAATACCATTCCCATTCGAGAATTTGCCTATGGAGTTTTATCCATCCGTGTTGATTTATCATGGTTGTTATTTATAAAATAATCCCCGTACCAATAGCCACAACCACGAGGCATTTCGAGTACAGGGATTAATAAAAAAGTCTTTCTGTTCATGTGGTTGTCATTTCAGATAGGCAAATATACAAATTATTTTATAATTACTGTTGGTATTGCAGAATTAATTTCAAATATTTCGTCTATTTCTAATAATCCATTTGAATAAAACGCTCTGTAATACGTTAAATTCGTTTGTTGATCGTGGATTCTTTCTACTTCAGTTAAATAATATACTTTCATAATTAATCAAATTCATTATTAATCCATTTTTTTAAAACTTTTCTTTTCCAGTATTGAAATACTCTATTGTTACGCACCGTTAAAGGCTGGTGGTGATACCGTGTTAAATTACGTCTTACTTTCATCTTACACCACGTTTTAAACCTTCAATAAATTGATGTCGTGTTACTACGCTCAACTTGTTTTTAAAGTCAAAGAATTCAAACACGCTACCTTCATATCCAAAATCTATTTTCTTAGCCTTAGATTGAATAGTAAAGAAATAGTTTATTTCGTCTTTTTCTATTTCAAATGTTTTGATTCCCTGATTTCTAAATACTAAAGAGTAAATTGTGCCGCCAAACTCTTCCGCTTTTATAATAGCAAAAGGCGTACGCGTTAAATACAATTCTTTTAAAGTTACTTCTGTTTTCATTTTTCGTTTATTTTATTATAAATAGATCCAATTACTATTGCTATAAAACCAACCGCAGCCAGTAA